TGTCTACCGCTGCCGCCGGCAAAACAGCAGGACTCTTTTAGGTGAAAAACATGGCTAAGAATCAAGCAAAAATGCAGATGGTCGATGACGACGAGGTTGAAAACGTCGGGATCATGTCTGGCTTTATGGATGACATCGAAGAGCTGATGGAAGAGATCACTCAGCAGGAGAAGGCAGGGGAAGGTGACGACGCCGACATGGCGCGAATCCTTGGCCGATCACCTGACTCACCTGAAGTGCTGATGAACAACCTGCGAGGCGACTACCGCTCCATCGATGCACGGCGCGAAGAGCTGGCTGACAGGGTTGGCTACAACGCTGCCCAGCAGACCCCGGACGAAGTGCTGGCGATGCTGCAGCCTGTTTTTGCACAGCAGGGCATCGCTGCACTGCCGATGGGCGGCGCTGATGTTGGCGCGCTGCCGATGGATGCTATGACGGGTATGCCGCCTGCTGGGATGCCACCTGCTGGCGCGCCAATGGATCCAGCCATGATGGGTGCGCCTCCCGCAGGTATGCCACCGATGGATCCTGCCATGATGGACATGCCACCAGAAGGCATTGCTTCGTTGCCAATGCCCCCGTTGCAGATGGCGCGCGGTGGGATTGTGCAACATTTTGAGCGAGGTGGTGCAGCGGCGAGCGCTACCAATGCGATTTCGCCGATAGACGAGTTTTTGGCGCGAAGGCCACAGGCTGCCGTTGATCCTATGTCTCGCACCAGAGAGCTGACGCCTGAGTATCAAGAGCTGCTGGGCATATCAGACAGGGGTGCCACGCAGGCTCAGATGCTGTTTGACATCGCTCAGGCGGCTTTGGGCTACGCCTCTAACGTGGGTCCTGATGGGCAGCCACTGAGCGGGTCACAAGCTGCGCGTCTTGCTGGCGCGACACGGGCATTACCCGGGCAGATCGGTGCCCGTGCTGCAGCGATGCAGGATGACCAGACCCGAGCTCGTCTGGCCGCACTGCAGCAGGCGCAGTCAGAGCAGTCTGCTGCACAGGCGTCAAACACGGCGTTGTCTGCCGAGCAGAGAGCGATATTGCTGGCGAGGGAACAGCAGGAAGCAGATATGGCGCTGGAGATGGCTAAGTCAGCGCCAAGCTTCAGACCAGCAACCCCGGAAGAGGCTGCACAATTTAACGCCATAGCCGGTCAGATTGATGACAGAACTGGTAGATTTTATCCTGCAAACCCACCTTCTGGGATGACTATCACAAGCACACCTGATGGCGGTCTTCAATTAACCCAAGGTCCCGGCGTTGGCAGCAGCCGTGCAGGCGGTCTTGAGTATACCGTAGAGAACGGGGTCACTGTTGCCAGACCTATTCCGGGTACACCGGCAGCAGCGGAAGTTCAGGCGCAGCGCGGCAAGTTAGAATCGGCCATATTAACTGGGCAAGACATGATTGGGACACTTGAGAGCATCGTAGGTCGGCCTGCTGTAGAGGGTGGGGATACTGCCATGCCTCCGGATCCAGCTTTAGCATCGATCCTTGGCATGGTACAGGGCAGGGTGCCACCACTGTCGCAGGCCGGAGAAGATCTTAAAGTAAAAGTTGAGCAGATTGCAGGAGTGGCGTTTCTTCAAGCTTTTGAAACCCTGAAAGGTGCCGGAGCAATCACTCAAGTTGAAGGGGAAAAAGCTACTCAGGCGATTGCTAGACTAAGCCGGACGCAAAGTCCAGAAGCATTCAAAGCATCACTTTTTGAGTTTACGGATATTGTTAGGCGCGGTGTGGAAAAGGCTAGGTCCGATCTTGCGGCACTGCCTCGACTGGACAGCCCAGCGCCGACCGTATTGCGCTTTGACGAGCAGGGGAACCCAATTCAATGATTGAAATTCAGCTTTCTGACGGAACAGTTCTACAGTTTCCTGCTGGCACATCTCAGGACGTCATTGACAAGACCGTTCGCAGTGTAACATCTGCGCGCCAGCAACCTTCTGAACAGCAGGGTGGGCAGGCCGTGCAATCGCAGCCACAGGTCTTGTATAACACGCCGGGTGGAGGGCGCATTTATAGCATGCCAGATGGTTCCCGTGCATTTGCGTCACCCGGATATTCGACAACAGATCCTGCTGAAATAAATCGGCTCATAGAAGGTGCTACGCCTGAACAACTGGTTAGAAGCAGCATCAGCGAGCAAATAATCAGGGAGCGACCTGTCGCCTCGCGTGTAGCTACAGCAGCGCAGGGAATCCCGTTTGTTGGAACCTATACTGATGAGATGATGGCATCGATTGATCCGGCTGGAGCAGAAAATGCCCGCAGAGCCGTTGAGGCCGTGCGCGAAGAAAGACCGGGTCAGGCAGTTGGGCTTGAGATCGCGGGCGCAGTTGCTGCGCTCCCGGCAATCGCTGCTGCCACACCAACAGCTATCCCTGCATATGTTGCCGGTGCCACTTCGCTTGCCGGCAAGGCTTATCGCGCAGGAGCAGTTGGGACGCCAGCTGGAGTGATAGAAGGTGGAATTTCTGGCTTTGGACGTGGTGATGGCGAAGGACGAGTCGAAGAAGCTATCACAGGGGCTCAGTTTGGCCTGCTTGCCGGTCCAATCTCTGCAGCAATGCCTGTCGCTGGAGCAGGTATTGAGCAGGTCGCGCTTGCGTTTCAAACGCTCAGAGGTCGAGGAACCTATGAAATAGCTCGCAGACTCGGTATTTCAAATGATGCGGCAAAAGTTGTAAAAGCAGCACTGCAGAATGATGATTTTGCTGCAGCCCAGCTGGCGTTGCAGAGAGCCGGATCAACGTCAATGTTAGCGGATGCTGGTCCTGCCACTCAGCAGCTTTTGGATGTGAGTATAGCATCTGGCGGCAGAGCTCCTCGCGTTGCTGGAGAGGCATTGGAGGGTCGGCTGGTAGAGTCTGGTGCGCGTATGACTCAGGTGTTAGACGACGTACTTGGCTCGCCGGAAGGGACAAACGCATTACGTAGCGCCATTCGTGAAGAGACTGCGCTGCCACGACAGGCGACCTATCGCGCGGCATATGCTCAACCCATCGACTACTCCGGACGCAGGGGCAGGCACCTTGAAAACCTTATGAGGCGCGTTCCTCAGTCTGCGATAAGCCAAGCAAATAATTTAATGCGAATTGAGGGCTTTCAAAGTCAGCAGATTCTCGCCGACATAGCGGAAGATGGATCAGTTACCTTTACTCGCCTGCCAGACGTTCGTCAGCTTGATTACATTACCCGGGCATTGGGTGATGTTGCCAGCGCGCAAAATGCACAAGGCGTTCTGGGTGGCACAACGCAACTGGGAAGAGCAACTGAAAACCTGTCACGAGACATCAGAAGAACATTGCGCAATGAGGTTCCGGAGTATGGGGTGGCGCTTGACACTGCTGCTGATGCTATCAGCCGCTCGAAAGCTGTTGGCCTTGGGGAATCTATATTTGCCCCATCAACAACGCGCGAAGTTCTCAGAGACGGCCTTAGAGGCGCAAGCAAGGCAGAAAGAGAGGCAGCTAAAGCAGGCTTTAGATCAGCCTTTGATGAGAGATTGGCAAACGTCCGGGCTGTTGCTTCAGATCCAAATACTGACATTCGTGAATTCCAGCAGGTAGCGAATCAGCTCCGAAGCCGAGCCATGCGCGACAAAATGGAAACCTTGCTCGGTGCCGCCGATGCCAATCGTTTGTACCGAGAGCTGGACGAGCAAGTCGTTGCGCTTGAGCTGCGCGCTGCTGTTGCCAGAAACTCTGCCACAGCTAGAAGACAGGCAATTCAGGGACAGGTTCAGGATTTAACTACTCCGGGGATATTAGAAACTTTTTTTAGTGGGGAGCCTCTCAACGCGGCAAAAGCAGTGGTTGCTGCCATTACTGGCAACACCAGAGAAGCTCGCGCACTGCGCCAAATAGGTATCTATGATGAAATAGCTCAAGTACTTGTAACTCAACGCGGGCCACAGGCGCAAAACGCGCTTCGGTTAGTTGAGCGAGCTATGGCAGGCGATGCCCTCAATCAGGTGCAGGCAGGCATGATAGCGCGCGCCATAACCAGACCAGCTGCTATGGCAGCCTATGCTGCTACGAGACCAGAGTCAGAGCCACAAAGCGAGCCTTCCCGTCCTGCTGCTCCCATGCCACCACCACAGGCACGAGTTCAGCCGCCAACGGTCCGAACCCGGGGAGTGCCAGCAATGAGTCAGCCGGCTGTCGCATCACAAGGCGCACCTGATCCAAGGGCAAGGGAGATGCTGCAGCAGCTTTATCCGATGGACGATACGCTGCAACTCGCTTAATTGCTCTCCAAAAACTTCAGGTGGTCGGAAAGCTTTTTGACCACCATGTAGGACACCGACTTGTCGTCCCCAGCAGCCAGCTTCCTGACGGTTCCGTAGCTAAGGCCAGTGGCCTTGGCTACTTCCGGCAGCCTTCTCTGTTGTAACTTTTCTCGCACTTCCTCAAGCGTATACATCGCATCTCTCCTGCGTGTGTTTGACCGTGTGCAATCTTATACGCGACAGCGACACCTGTCAAATTGACTGATGCTAAATATATTCACGATTGCGTATAAAAGGTATTGTGTTCGTATGCATAATGCCTTATTATTCTCACATCGGCTGCGGTTGTCGCGGCCTTCGGGGGTAACATGAACACAGTCATCCACAAGAACTTCCAGTTTGGCACAGCGCCTTTTCGCTTCGTTGCTATCTGGTCAGCGCCATCTAAGGCTCTGGCTGAAGCCAACCCAGAGGCGTACAACGCGCAGCTGCGCAACAAGCCAGAGTGCTGCCACTTTAGCTGCGACCATTGCGGCACCAGCATCAACAACCACTGCATCATCGTTGATGCGACCGGCAAGCGCTTTACTGTCGGTACTGACTGCGTTGAGAAAACCAACCACACTGAAGTGGTAACCAAGGTCAAGCTGGCGCTCAAGCAGAAAGCCAAAGCCGCCCGTGATGCAAAGCGTCAGGCAGAGCAGGCTGCTCGCAAGGCTGCATACGATGCAGAGCTGCAAGCGCAGCGTGATGCCAACGGTGGCCTGACTGACTCTGAGGTCGCCCACAAGAAGGCATACGCAGCACGTAAGGAGCAGTTGGCGCGTACCAATGCCATCGTTGCCCCGGTAGTCAGCGTTCTGGATGCTGCTGGTGGCGACTTCTGCTTCAGTATCGCGCAGAACTACCGCAACGGCTTGTTACCACAAGGCCGCGCCAAGGACATCGTGATTGAGATCGTTGCCAAGCAATCTGGTCGCAAGGGTTCAGCAGCTTATGACGCTGCTCTGGCTGGCGCTCAAGAGCTGGTGGAATCAATCGAGACGGCAATTAAACAGAACTATTAAAAATCACGGCCACGGACGGCCATCACCCGAGGACAAAAAAATGACTAATTACACCAAAACTTTTTACGCCAATGCGGTCGAAGGTTGCGTTAACTGCCACCCTGACGACCTGCCTCAAGGAGGTAACTGGATTGTTAGTGATGACTCGGATTGGGTCATGAACGAGTTAGCGCATGTCTCAAGGGATAGCGAATACTTCAAGGTTACACAGCAGGTTTATGACGCTGTGAAAGAGACCTACAACATTTACAACTGAGGAGAGCAATAACATGCAAGCACTTCTGAATCATGTGCCCCACACGTTTGAACCAGCAATGGCTGACAAGGTTGCAGCGCAAATGCAGTCCAACGACGATGAATGGACATACGTTGTTAAGCACTGCCCCAAGGGTATCGGCAAAAGCATAATTCAGATTTTTGACGAAGATGGCGAATTTGTTGGGTTGGTGTAATCCGCCAATGACGGCCACTAATCATCCGCTACTGGGTCATGCACAGTGATCTCTGCATCGGTCTCCACCCAGACCTTGGCACCACAGGACAGGGGCTTGTCGGGTGCGTAGACCACGGTGCTTGGACCATGAATCGTGACCCGATTGCACTTGGTGTTGCCCTGACTGCTCTTGATGGTCAGCACGGGCAGGTCAGCGCCCTTGGCATTGGCGCGGATGTTATGTTGGTTAACGTGTATGCGGCGTTTCATCAGCGTTCTCCAAATTTACGTTTACGGGATTCCTCAATCCAGCTGCGCAGGGGCTGTTCGCTGAACTTTGAGTAGCCTTTGGGTATCTGCTGTATCTGTTTGCCAGCAGCAAGGTACTTCTTGATGTCGTCGGCCAGCTTCTTGCGCTGGTCAGCCAGCTCGGGTGGAGTCTCCTCGACCAGCCTGTAATACTTTTGTGATTTCATTTTAACCGCCTTAACGCCGGAGAATTTGCCCTGTTTTTTTGCCGCAATAAGCCTTGCACATCACTACGCCATTGCGTTCTTAGCAGTATTCTTGATATCCCGCAGTGGCGTCTAATCTCCACGCTGAATTTATAAGGGTTCCACATTATTCTTACTAACATCACTCACCTCCCTGAATTGCTTGGTTAATACGCCTGCCTATCCATGCCATCACTGGCACGGCCATTGAGTTTCCCAGAGACTTGTAGCGCGGACCATCTGCTGCGGGCTTGCCTCGATGCGGCACCAGTGTGTAGCCATCTGGGAACCCTTGCAGGCGTTCGCACTCTGTTGGGGTCAGGCGGCGCACTTGCATGTCTGGCTGCATAACACCCTCGTGCCTGCCGCCGTCACCGCCTCTTTGCAGTGTGCCTTGCAGCTCCGTGTGTGCGGTAAGTTCTTCGCTCCAGCCGATAGCCGCAGCCATCAAGTTATCTCCGGGTGCTCGCCTTAATGTACCTGTGTGCTCGTGATAAAAATGACTTCCCTCTCTTTTTAAGAATCCCGGCTCAAAAGCAATCGACTGCAAGACCGCTGTAGTAGTGCTGTTTTCCACGCCACTAGGGGTTCTCGCTCGCAGGCTACTGGACAGTTCAGTAAACGAAGCCACTGACTGCGTCCCGTCCGTGCCGTGCAGTGTAATACCCAGAGCGGCAACAGCGTGATGATTTGCTTTTGTTAAGGTAAACATTGCTTCGCCCTCTTCCCCAATTCCGCAGCCGGTTGATTTATCGGCATCAGGGCTGCGAAAAGCGTTCATACTGTTGATTGGAATAGGCTGCGCAATATAATTCGTCTGCTTCATACCCGCACTCGCAGCCAGCGCCCCCACCAAATTGCCCTCTCCGCCGATCAGGCGCACTTCATCGCGGGTATTTTGTTGGAAACAGACAGCAGAAGCCACTGCATGCCTGTCAGTGCTTGTTAAGTTTGGAGACAGATCATCCATCGGCTGCACAGCATTCCCGCCGTTTTCAGGCTTTCTGCCTACCCAATTGCCGGGTATACCGTAAGTCGGTATCGCCCAGTTGCTCTCTATTCCTTCTGTCCCTCTGCAACCCTTTTCAATGCCTGCTGTAATAGGTCCGGCAACGTCTTTCCTCTGCGTTCGGCTCGGCGCAATATCCCGGCGCAAGCCGTCGAACTCAAAAAGAACCGCTGCGGGATTAAAGTCGTCTCTAGCACTTGCGATAACAAACAGACGGCGGCGTCGTTGTGCCACTCCGAAATATTGGGCATCGAGAACTCGCCACGCGACTGTTCGCGTGGGTCCAAACACACAACCAGCGTTTGACCATTTTCCCCCTGCTGGGAGCAGCGGCTCACTTTCCCCTGCAAGCCCTGCCAAAAAGCAGCCGAGGGCGTTGTCCTTGGTGGACAGGACGCCGGGTACGTTTTCCCAAACAACGATGCATTCGGGTTCTCCTCGACTTCTGCGAACAGTGTCAATTGCATTAGCAAGCTCCAAAAATTTAATTGTTAATTGTCCACGGTCATCATCAAGCGATTGACGCAGCCCAGCGACTGAGAACGCTTGGCATGGCGTACCGCCAACCAGCACATCCGGTGCTTCAATTTCCAGCTTGATGACTCTGCCAGCCAAGGCGGTCATGTCGCCGTAATTGGGTACGCTTGGGTAGTGATGCTGCAAGAGCGAGGATGGATACGGCTCAATCTCAGCGAACCACGCAGCCTCCCACCCAAGCTGATGCCACGCCACACTTGCTGCTTCGATGCCACTACAAACGCTACCGTATCTCATCACTCCTCACCTCCCGTGTCCACTGAATCATCAACCCAAACTCCAGCGGTTGTACCTGTATAAGTTTGGTTTTTTGAGCATGCCACGCAGCCCACGCAGCCCTCGCAGCATCCATAGCAGCAGAATACTCCGCATCCGAAATAGCCCACGCAGCGTCAGCAGCAGCCCACGCAGCATGCAATGCATCC